TGAATTTGCCATGAAAATGGATTAGTAGGGATCGTCATAGGTTGTTCTCCTTATCAAGTGACAATTGTGGCACGTTGCCAATCAAGCGTTGGCGACACGCCCGACCAAATTTTTGTTCCCGATACCTGTTGCCATTCCAATGCCTGCAATGAATAAGCAGTTGGTGAAACTAACAACGACACGGAAACCTGATTGTAGGACGCCTGAAATCCCCAGCCTTCGACGAAGCCCTGAAAGATTGAACCCATGTTGGCGGGTAGGTCGTTGATCGCCACTGGTTGACCCATAAAAACGCCAATAAGGTCGTCGCGGTCTGCGTCGTCCAATTCAGGGTTGGTCAGGTCAAACGTAATTTCGCTGAAGTTTGGTTGGGGTGATGATCGAAGTCCAAGATAGAAATTTGCTTGCGCCGTCGCGTCGGCTGAATTATGCAGGGTTGTTGTGATGATTTGGGAAAGTGTGCCGTAAGTTGAAATTGAAGTCGCGTCACTGGCACTGACTTCAGCACTGCTAGTTGCGTTGTATTTGATTGTTAAATTGTTGCGTACGTCGCCTGCTCGCGTTTCAGTACGAAGACCAGCTGCTCGGGCTTGGTTTGCCGTAAGTTGGACGTAACCGTTTGTTTGAAGGTATTGGCTGCGGTGCGTTGAATCAGCGTATGAAATGCGACCTTGTCCGTCTTCGTAAATGTAACCAAGTCCCGAAGTTGCAAGTGCTGAAACAAGTGAATAAACGTCGGTGCGGTCTGAAGATCGTGCCGCCAATTCATAATCACCAGGGGTGTCAATCTCACCAAGCCCAACGTTTTCAGCAGTTGCCCAAGTTGTTGTTGGGTCATAAGCAGCCCAAGTCAATGCGCCAGCAACTTCAGACCAACTGTTCAAAAGTAAATCAGTGAGAATGACTTCAATTTGATTGCCGTCAAAATCTTTTGAAAGTACGCCGTTGGTCAACGCCTTTGGCAAACGCGCCAACGCGCCAAGTGCCGTGATCGAATACGTTTGCGTGAATAGGGTTGAACCAACGTCAAGGATTTCCAAACCAATGTCCACGACGTTGCCACCGAAGATTGCTATAAATGTCCCTGAAGTGTCTTGGATTGAAACGCTTATGGTTGAGTTGATAGAAACTGGAATTATGCATTGGGTGACGTCCAGCAATTGCAGGTTGACGTAACCTGCCTGCGCCTGCTCATAAATGTTTGTTCTACCGCTTCGAATAGATAGATTCGCCAAAACCGCGTTGGTGTATTCAACGCCGTCAATTTCCACCTTCCAAACTGGATTCCATTGCGTCATGCGATTTGCAGGTTAGTTGCGCCACCTGTGCCGCGATAGTAGGAATTGTTCAGTGTGTCCACAATTGTGCGGGCAGTGCCTTCCTTATCAAACGCACCAGTCACGCTCAGGTTGATTGTTGTTCCCATTCCTAATCTTTCGGCGTTTGCCCGATCGCTTAACCCGCGAGATTCTGCACTGCCAATGAAGCCTGACGAAGCAGCTGCCGTTGCAGCAACCTTTGCAGCCGTTGCAACGCCGCCACCAGCGGCAGCAGTTGCGCCACCACCTGACGGTGCAGAAATGCTTGGGATTGTTGGAACGGAAGTTGAAACCGTTGGTGTTTTAATTGTTGGCACGCTGACCGTTGGTGTGGAAATCTTGGAAACATTTGGTAAAAATGGGATTGCGTTATAGGCAGAAATTAAGGCGTTGATTCCAGCAACCGCCCCGGAAATCAAACCGTTCAAAATCTTGACAACACCAGCAATGACGTCAATGACCCCGCCTGCGATTTTGCCTGCAACCTGTAAAGCCCCGCCAAGTACCGTTCCGATAACTGGCGCAAGATAGGTCGCAATGTAACCGCCAAATTCTTTGAACGTGTCAAGATTGTCACCAATTGCGTCTTTCACATAACCAAACGCCTTAATCATGCCGTTGATGATTGGCGTGAAAACGCTGGTGATGATGTTGCCAACGTTTGTGATAACGCCGCCCAAACCACCGCCGCCTAAACTAAAAGCATTTGAAAATGCGTTGATTGCTGGCAATGCGTTATCGTTAATAAAACCAATGATCTTTTCAAGAATAGGCAACAACGCAAAACCTATTGTTTCTTTTGCTTCGTCGAAGGCGACCTGCATGCGTGCAATTCGTCCCGCGTATGTGTCAGCGTTTCGCGCAGCAGCCCCGCCAAATAAATCTGAAAGTTTGCCTTGTACTGCCGTGAAATCCATTGTTTTCAATTCAGCAGCTGAAAGCCCAATTCCCAATTTGCCAAGTGCGGCAGTGTTTCCGTCGTATGCCTTACCCAACGCGTTTGCCACGGTTTCAAGCGGTTTGCCTGTTGCAGTTGAAACGTCAAGGGCTGTTGAAAGTAAATCTTGCGCCTTTGTTATGTCGCCCGTTGATCGAACCAGGCGTCCCAGGGCTGGACGCAATTGGTCGTCAGCAACACCAGTTGCCAATGACATTTGCAAAATAGATTGTTCGGTCGCCGCGATTTGGGCTGTTGTTGCCCCTGTGGCGTTCTCTAAGGCTAAGGCTAACTGTGTCTGTGCCTTTTCATCTTCAATGGCGGCTTTGACGCCTTCAATGCCTATTTTGACGGCATAGGCACCAGCAGCAGCGGCAGCAGCAACGAAGGCTGCGCCAATCATTTTGCCAGTTTTGCCAATCTTGTCGCCAAACGTGTCAACGTCTTGGGTTGCAGATTTCAGCGATTTGTTGAGATTGTCAACGTCGCCAAGAATCGAAAGTTTAAGGGTACGACTGCCAGCCATTAGTTGTATTCCTTAACTATTTTTGAAAACGATTCTTCCCATTTTTTGATGATCTCAGGTTGCAGGCTTCGAAGTGTTGGATAGATAAACCAGCCGCGTGACCCGCGACCTTCACGACCTGACCACACTGGGAATTGCTTGTATTTGTTAGAACCAAATTCGACGCCGCCCCAAATTTGTTGAGTCGTTGCGCCACCGCTCAATTTCTGCCCCGCGTAACCAAATGAGATTTCGCCAACCTTTGAAGACTTTGAAACCTTTGAACCGTCAGCGACACGGTTATCAACCAGGTTGCGTGTACGCGTTGCAGCGGTTGCCTTGATTTTGCCTTGAACGTAAGTTGCTAGTTCGCTGGTCGCTTCCTTGGCTTGCGCAAGTGCTTCGTCGTCCATTGCCTTGAATGATCGCACAATGGCGCGCAATTCCGCTTTGTCATAACTGATTGCGTCAGTTGCCATTTGCGCGCCTTTCCAAAATCTCAATGACCGTCAAAATGTCTTCGGCACTTTCAAATTCATTTGGTGATAGCCCCGTCGCCAGGGCTATCTCCCAAACTATTCGGTTAAGGCTTCCGACTGCGTAACTTTTGGGTTTGCTTCACCGACTATAACCTCGGCGATTGTTTCCGTCCATGCTTCGATTGGCTTGACTGGCTTACCAGCTGCTTCGCGCTTCATGGCGTGATAGGCAAGAAATACCAAATCGGAAATTCCGATTTTTTCCTGTGCCTGACTGATCGTGTGACCAGTGTTTTTTTCCCATTTCACCCATTCAGGCGGTGCCGCCGTGTAGGTGATTTGGTCGCCGTTGTTGTATTCAATTGTTATTGGTAACTTCATTTTGTCTCCCGATTAGTTTGGTTTAACTGAATGTTTCGGTTGGGGTTCCAACCACTACAAATGATAGGTCAACCGTCTGTGCGTCTGGTGCTGCACCGCCGACGGCTGGAAATACTGGCATGACGTTGAATGCAAACACTGCACCTGAAACCGCAGTCAATGAAACTGCCAATGTTGTGTTTGGTGCTGATTCGCAAGCCGTCCATAGTGCTTCGCACAATGAACCTGACGCGCCCCAGTCAGCAAGCATTGAAACGTCAAATGTCCACTGATCGTCAATGTGCTTATAAGCCTTGCCGTCAAGTGTTTGGTAAGTCTCGACTGTTGGTGAGTTTGCTAGAACCGCGCTTGTCGCCTGCGCGTCGTAGTTAACGGTCGCGATCGTCAACACTAAATCGCGACCCGTGATGATCGTTGTTGGCACGTTATCTCCTTATGTTGTTTGGGT